TCATGGGGATCGAATGGGTTTCGAAGCCAAACTACGACACCGTCATTGCTGCTTGGCATGGCTCACCTCGAAATGCATAAAACCCCTCGACACGCCAACCATGACGGTCAAGCGCCCACAAGTCCTGAAACACCACACCCGCACCTTGCGCGCAATGCAACACGCCTCCACCATCAATGTCTAGCCAAACACCGACATGCGCTGGATATTTGGATTGACGCATCAGCACGGCGTCCCCATGTTTTGGCGTTGGCACGCGCTGCCAGCGTTTTCGCTCAGGGTGTTCTTTGAACGTCTTGAGCACCACTCGCAGATCCAGCGCATCCACGGGGATGAGCGGAAGCTCACGTCCGAAGTGATGCCACTGCACCCATAAAAAAAGGCCCCAGCAGTCAAATGACTCGGGGCCTCGCGCACCTGCTATCCATGGGCGACCTATGTAGCGGTGCGCCCAGTAGTCGTCTGTTAGTTTCATTACTTACCCATCACCGGGCAAGACCCGGAAACTCTGTGGAGGTGTACAACCGACTCGGAAACGCCTTATTACCGATATCGACCATTCGCGCCCTTGCGGTCACTCGCATCACATCCGCCTCCACCTCGGTTAGTACCAGCGTGATGGGAGGGTCCATCTGCGGCCCCTCCACATCGTTTGACAAGTACGGGCGATAAGTGACTTCGATGGAAGTTTCTGACTCCGACGCAGCATCAAGGTGTTTGACGATTTCGCGTGAAACGTTGTCCAAGGTCAGCACGACCTCAGGAACAGGTGCGATGTCCACTGGCGGCAAATCCAAATCGAACCCCATGGCCACGAACCTCACCGTTTGGCTGGGGTTCAACGGTGCCGAGGCTTCGAGGCGAGCAAAGAGGTCTTGCTGATCTCGCACCACCCGGATAGCTGTTGTCACACCCGACTCATTTTTAAAGTCAGTGTGGCGCAGCTCCAAGGTATGCAGGATCACCACATCTGAAGGCGAACTCGCGTACGCCTCTCTCAACGCATCACTCAATGTCACATCAGGCATGCTCTACCTTGATGGGGATGACACGATGCTCTTTCGCTTCGGAGTGCTCACTGACCAATCCGAAGATATCTCGCCGCTCCTGCGGGAAATCGCCCTCGATGTAGAACGGGAAGGAGCCAGTGAGGAACTCAATGCCAGCGGCTAAGAACGGCACGTTGTCGGCATAGGAGGCATCGCACCCTGCCGTCCACAAGGGGCCGTCCAAGAACATGCAGGAGCCTTTGCACAACTGAAGCACAGGACAGTTTGAACAACCATCTCGCTTGCTCCAATGCGTGGCGCTGCGCATCTTGACTGCTTGAAGCTGAGAGATGTGCCCAATCTTGTGTGACTCGCCGTTTGGAGCGACAGCGGCTGCACTCACGTTCTGGCAAGTCAACACATTGCCGTTCAGATCAACAGCGAGGTTGTCGGTACGGTCCATGCCGCACTTTTGGCCCAACGTACTGGCAGGACGACCTTGGGCCACAGACTCCACAAAGTCCATGATCTTCTTGCGACCGATGTCAAAACTGGTCACCGCACCAGCACGCAACTCCCTGAATGCATAGGCACTGAAAGTGACGCGCTCCCCTGAAGTCTGAAACGTGGAAGCCAATCCACCCTCGTCATACGGGTCAATGAATGCGCCCTCGCCAATGACGACATCCTCACCAAAGCGTTCGCGTAACCAAGCCTGCACATGCGCGCGACTTGGATTGTTTGCATGAATCATGGCGTTGATGCTGATCCGCCCCTCAGGCTTCAAACGTGCGTACAAATCAAAGATGGCAGCTCCCTTTTGTGGATCATCCAAAGGATCTGCACCGCGCGCGTGATAACCAGGACCATCGTGCGACAAACCCACAGAGAATCCCAAACGGTCAATCCATGCGTTCTTGTCCGCGTCCAACAAACTGCCATTCGTAATCATGCTGAACTGAGCCTTGGGGTACATCGCCCTCAACCGCTCAGCCAATGGCTTCAAGGTCTTCCAGTAAACCAGTGGTTCGCCTCCCCAAAACTCAATGCGTTCTGGAGGTTCAATCAGCGCATCGGTCAATGAGTTTAGAAAAGCACCAACGTCTTCTGGATTCGTTTGATCGGCATGGTGCACAAACCGTTGTGAGCAGTATGTGCAGGCGTAATTGCAAAGCAGCCCAAGACTGATCTTGAGCACTCGCACATTGCCCTTGCGACCGGGTTGATCTTTGGTAACCACCGTCGCATCACGCCAAACGCGTTCTTTGACTGGAACGACCGACTGGCCATTGCTCCAAGCAAGGCTAGAAGTTTGGTTGTTGTAGACCAGCGAGTCTTCTGTGCCGTCTGGCTTGATCACATAGATGCGGAACTCAGCCATGGGCGCGCTCCACTTTGATATTGAAAAGAATGTTCATGAACGGTTGCTCCCCAAAGTAGGGTTTCTGAAAATGAATCGCTCTGGCATCAAAGGCGATCAACAGACCGCGATGAGGTTTGATCCAGAACTTGGATGGAGACTCCCAAGGCATGAGCAACCCAGCAAACCCGGACGAGCGCCAGGCGGGGTTACAAATGGCGAAGCCATTGGGTGCGAACTGATTGATCTGCGGCATCAAGCCAAGCGACGCGTCAAGCTCGGGGCCGAACGGAAAGTAGATGGCCTGCACATCACATTCGTCTTCGTCGTTGTGCGGCATGATTTCGACGCCGCTAGAACGAACAACCTCTCGCCCTTGCACATGAATCAATCGCCCGCTTGGGCCAAGCAGTTCCTGCACCTTGGACAAAACTACCGTCTGCAACGTCTGGCAGCGCGGTGAATGTCCGTCAAAGATGTTGTGGTCCTTGCGTTCCCAGATCTGATCGCCTGTTTGCATGCTCGCGTTCAATTGCAAGAGCTCTTCATAGAGCCCCTGATCAAACGCCGCATCCATTCCAAGTGACCAGATCCCTGTTTTAATAGGGAAAAGGTCAAGGATCATGGGACGCTCACAACCAAGTCATCCGTACCACTGAAGTACTTGAAGCCGACTTTGATCTTGACTTCGGCGCCAGAGCTCAGACCATCTGTTTTGAAAACAGTGCTACCCGCCCCTTCAACAGTCATCACGCGACGGTCGCGCAAGAAACCAGCGGTTGAATCCAAATAGATCTCCGCTTCGTGATGGGTAATGGGCTGGCCATCTGACTCTTCCAGTCTGAAATTGACAATCAGCCCCTCACCCGATTCAACACTGGGTGTGAACCGAACCACAGGTAAAGACTCCATGCGTGCCAAAGCCAATGTCACACAAGGCTCGGTATCCAAGTCCCCTTCTGTTTTGACGAGCGCAGGATCGAACACATTGAAACCAAGCAGCCAGTCTGTGAATTCCGATGTTTTGAATGGCACCAAGATGTGGCCAATTGGGTGAGCCTGAACAACTGTGGCGTGATAAGCCTGCGCATCCATCTTGCTCGCCAAGGTAGCGACATACAGATTGGGCGTGTGATCAAAGAGACTTTCACGCGCACCCTCTGATGCCCAGCCCTTGGGGGCGTACAACATGAAAGAAGCATGGTCGCCAAACTCAGCATGTGATTTGAGCTTTTCCAAGTCCAGAGAGCGCTGGTAGGCGCCTTCATCAAAAATACCCCAATCTCCCCGCCACTCGGTGATCAGTGATTCATCAAAGAACTTGCCACCGCTGTCATGGTCTTGTGTTGGATCACCCACAAACTCTCGCTGCATGACATTTCGAATTCGAAACGAGAGCACTGAACCATCTAAGGTGACATCCAGCGCAAAGGGTGTGTTTTTTGTTGTCAGGTGAAGTTTCATGTTTTCACCTCTTAGCAGCAATTGCAATCGCAATTGCAGTTGTACCGAGTCCCATAGGCGCCGAGCCGCAAGTTGCCACCGTTATCAAACAAGGTGATCAAGTTGTAGTAGTTGTACGGAGCTTGATCCCCGCAGTTGTAACAGTTATCAGTGATTTGGCAATTGGGGGCACCTTGCCAACCAGAAGATGGGTTGTTATTCACGCGAACGCAGTTGCTCACGTTGCTGAAAAAGCAGTCATGCAACCAGCCGTAGTTAGCCGTCCACATCTGGCCACCGTTGTTCATGTACATGTCCCAGTTGCCATCGGATTTCAAAAATCCCATGAGCCCCTGGTTGTGATGAAACGAACGCGTGCCCCAGTCCGTATCGACCATGTCGATGTAGTTCGCCGTGGAGGCGACTTGTAGACGCGGAACAGACAACGTTCCTGTCATCGTGTCGCCTGCCTTGTTGATCTTGGTCGACAAGTCCAGCGCTGCTGTTCCTGCTGAGGTCACTTGGCCTTTGCTGTTGACCGTCACCACGGGAATTTGCGAAGCAGACCCATAGGTTCCTGCAGATACACCCGAGTCTTTCAGGCCCTCGGGTGGAATTTGGGTAATAGGCACACAGGCCTCCTTTCAAATGAATGCGCTACAGATAACGAACAACAATGCGTACCCCGTTTAAGGGCGCAGAGGTGAATCTCAAGGTGGCACCGCTATTGACCAACACATACGCGTCCAACGAGTCTTGAATGACATTGGCCACGGTCACCATGAGCTTGGTCACACTCGCCGCTGCCGTGGTGAGGGAAAAGTCAGTGGCACTGCCGTTTCCAGTGAACACCTGCGGCGCAACGCTCGAACCTTGCGCACTGGCTGCCGCAGCTTGTGCCTGCGTGGCATAGGTCTGGGCATTGGTTGCCGAGGTGGAAGAAGCAGTGGCACTTGTTGCAGCATTGGTGGCCGAGGTCGATGCCTGAGAAGCAGACGTACTCGCTGCACTTGCTGAACTTGCAGCACCAGTTGCGGAGCTACTGGCCTCTGTTGCCTTAGTTATGGCTGTCGCCGCAGACGTTGCTGCATCAGAAGCTTTGGTCGTCGCCGTTGCAGCAGAGGCAGCTGATGCGGTTGCGGAAGTCGCAGCAGCAGACGCAGACGAGGCGGCACTCGTTGCCGACGCCGCTGCTTCAACTGCTTTGGTAGTGGCTGTTGTCGCCGAGCTCGCAGCCGCAGTGGCAGAAGCAGAAGCGTCAGATGCCTTGGTCGTGGCCGTCGTGGCTGAGGCTGCAGCAGAAGTCGCAGACCCAGAAGCATCCGATGCCTTTTGGGTTGCCACAGCACTACTCGCAGCGGCTGCGCCTGCGTGGTATTTCGCTGAGTACTCCGTCGAGCCTGAGACCGTGCCAGTCGTCTTCGTTGCCCACTCTTGTGCAGCAGCGGCACCCGACTGAGCTTCTTTATCCAAATACCGAACACTGATGAGAACACCATTGCCCGGCGCTGAGCTGAATCGAAGCGTGGTCGTTGTGGGCGTGGTGTACGCATCCACTGGTGCTTGTTGCACTCCCGCGACCGTGACCAACAAAGCACCGGGATAAGAAACTCCGCGAGTGATCGCGAAGTCCGTCGCCACACCATTGCCCGTGAAAGTCTCAGCAGGAATGATGGTGTTGGTGGTCACCGCTGCGGCAGAACCTGCCGCTTGCGCTGCCCAGTACTTGGCTGAGTAACCCGTTCCGTCAACCGTGGTCGCTGTCTTCTCCGCCCAATCCGCTGCTTTGGTGGCTTGCGTTTGAGCGGAAGACAGAGAACTCGCTGCACTTGTTGCGCTGGTTGAAGCAGCACTCGCAGAGGATGCCGAAGCATTTGCACTGGCCAAAGCCTCCGAGGCCTTGGTCGTTGCCATCGTCGCAGAACCTGTTGCCGCACTCGCGGATGCAGCAGCGCTCGTTGCACTAGAACCTGCATTGGTTGCAGAGCTTGCAGCAGCCGTGGCACTTGCAGACGCTTCACTTGCTTTGGTACTGGCAGTACTTGCAGAACCTGAGGCAGCACTTGCAGAAGATGCTGCGTTGGTGGCAGATGTCGCCGCCGCAGTGGCCTGCGTCGTTGCCGTTGTCGCTGACGATGCCGCACTACCAGCGGAAGCAGCACTCTCTGAGGCTTTGGTCGTAGAAGTAGTGGCCGAGCCTGCCGCAGCCGTGGCACTCGTCGCCGCATCACTCGCTTTTTGACTGGCAGTTGCCGCAGATGCCGTGATGGACTGGGCGTAGTACTTGGCCGAGTAATCAGTGCCACTGACAGGCGCACTTGTTTTGGTCGCCCAGTCTTGCGCGGTATTGGCACTCGTCGCAGCTGCACTCGCTGAACTCGAAGCATTCGATGCACTGCTAGATGCATCGGTGGCTTTAAACGCTGCAGTGGTCGCGGAGCTGGCAGCAGCAGTGGCTGATGTAGCCGCACTATTGGCAGAACCAGTAGCCGCACTGGCTTGTGTCGTTGCAGTTGCAGCTAAAGCTGCTGCATTGCCCGCAGACGTAGCCGCGTCACTGGCTTTGGTACTAGATGTGGAGGCGGAAGTTGCAGAGGCTGAAGCACTCGTTGCAGCCGCAGAAGCTGAAGCACTAGATGCGCTTGCACTGCTGGCCGCTGCCTGCGCTTGGTATTTCGCCGAATACTCAGAGCCCTGCACAGGCCCCGTGGTCTTGGTCGCCCAATCCATAGCTGCGGCGGCACCGGTCTGGCTCTCTTTATCCAGCATCCGCGCGGTGATGCTCACCCCATTCAAGGGGGCTGTCACAAACCTCAGCGTTCTGGAATCAAAAAGCGAATAGGCATCCACGGGTGTTTGCAACACACTGGCCACAGTGACTTGCAATGCACCGGGATGACCCACCGCATAGTCAAGCGCGAAGTCTGTCTGAGTCCCGTTTCCCACCCACGTCTTGGTGGGAATCACCACGGCACTGGTTGCCGCATCTGCCCTAGCCTTGACCTCTGTCAGCGTTGCTGCCGCGTCCGCTGCTTTGGAAGTAGAGAGATTGGCACTGCTCGTGGAAATGCCAGCTTGCCTTGTGGCCTCCCCCACCTGAGCTGTGAGCTCTGTGCGGGACGCCACCAAATCAAGTTCAACCTGATGGATGGCCTTGGCCACCGTTTTGACAAGACCACCCTCGGTGACAACATCCGTCTGGCTGTCTCCGTGCACCACTTGGTGTAACAAAGACACATCGACCTCGGCCTTGTTGACTGTGGCTTCTAAGCGTTCTTGCAGGTTCATGGGGGCTCAAAAGAAAGCCCCCAGACCTGAGTTACCAGGGTTCTGAGGGCAGTTGGTGTTGGACGAGGTATTCGAGCGAGTCGATAGAAAGCTCCAAGGCTTCAAAGTCAGAGTTCACAAGAACTCCAAGCGCGTCACGGGTCAGGACAGGACGATTTCGGATCTCCAGCTCACCGCTGACTTCCCATTGGTTGCGCCGCACCAGCTTGGCTTGATAGGCCTTCGTAAAACGCGCTTGTGTCGTGGCCATGCCAATGCCCGCAAGCAATGGCAACTCGAACCACTCAGCGCCATCAAGGATTTCGTGCTTGAACCAAGATTCAAAAATTGCATAGATCAGGGGCCGCAGGTTCCAGCGAACACTCACCCGCGCAGGTGTTTGACTAAACCGTCGCCGCGATCTAGCTGCGCCCGATTCCATATCCGTACGAATGACAGCCTCACCGGGTGAAATGGTGTAACCATCCACCGAAGGAAGTGGGATCCTCTCCACCGGGAACTGTGGATAACTACTGGTCATCGCATTGCTCCTGCGGCAGGGTTGAGGCCATAGCGACGCTCAAGCGTTGGCGCGATACCCGTGCCCTGACCAATCGATCGGGACATGCGGGCTTCAATTTGCTCAACGATGATGTCTAGACGCATGGAACCATCCGCTTGTTGTGAGGACTGCACTCGTGCATCAACGCCCGAAGCGTTGTTGATCACGTTCACAGCAACACGCACTTGGGGTTGGTTTTTGGTATTGAGAGCCCCACCCAGCGCGCGCATCTGCCCCGGCGTGAACACAGCCTCGCCAGGCTGGGCAATGATGGGCACCTCACCATCGACCAAACCACCTGTGTGATAGCGGGTGGCACCTGCGAAGTTGTGAAGCCCAACAGACCGAGAAGCCAAACTGTCCGAACCAATCAAGCCACCCGTGTGCGCCACTGCGACCAAGGGATTCACTAGGTCAGTCGCCCCGATTGGAACGATGCTGCCGCCGGGTGCAGGCGTAGGTGTTGAACCAAAACCTCCCAACCAGCCAGCCAATGGCAAAGTGACCATGCGCTGGATCTGAATGCGCACCAAGTCAGCAATGATGGAGTTGGCCAAGCTACTGAAGTCGAGCTTGCCCGTGGTCACGAACTGAACCAGCGCATCCTCCATGCCCTTGAAAGCAGAAGTCACCGCCCGCTCAGCTTGCTTGGCAGCGTTGGTGGAATCTTCCACATAGCTGCGAACAGATGAGCGCATGCCGTAATCAAAGCTGCGTTGGTACTCCGCATTGGCACGGGCCAAATCCACAATCACAGGTAACTGGCGAGAAAGCGCGTGGTTGATGAGTTCGATGGCTTCGGCCTTAAGCCCCGGATCAGTGATTTGATCCGCTTGCTTACGCGCAGCGTAGGCCGCTTTCTCCAAATCGAAGCGCACTTGCATGCCCGCGCGTTCGACCTCACCCACATCAAGCATCTGACGCTTGAGTACCAGCTCCTCTTGTTTGAGTCGGTTGTTGCCGATGTAGCCTTCGGTGATCTGATAGACCTTTTGGAGCTCTTTCTCGTACTCATCGAACTTCTTGTCCGAGACCTTTTGTTTCTCCATGGCCTCAATGACCTGGATGTACTTCTCGGCCTCAGCCCGAACACCCGCATAGCCCTTCTTCTCCAAGTCCAGCGCTTTGGCTCTGAGCTCAGCGGCTTCACCCCCCGTCACACGCAGTGAGCGTTGCTCGAGTTGCTTTAAGAATTGCAAGCCCTCGTTGTTCTTATCGAAACCCGAGAGGTCCATCCCCGTGGGGGCCTTTCTGGGCATCTTTGGCAAGAACTCGTCATAGATCTTTTGGACCTGTGCAGCTTGCTCAGCTGTATCAAGGACAAACTTCTGTCCCATCACCCGAACGGTTCTACGTTGCTCGTCGAAGAACTTCTCAATGGAGTTCACATAGCCCGGGTTCTCATTGATACGTGCCAGCCGGTCATTGGCAGATTCGACAAACTTGTCACGGGCGCTTTGCAGCTTGGCAATCTCTGCATCAATCTGCTGTTCGTTGTAGCCCATGGACTTCATCGAACGCAGCATGTCGCTCTTCATCCAAGTCTCTACGTCCTTGCTCACAACCGACAAACTGTCGAATGGCTGAGAGATCACCCGCTTGGCCAGCACTGCCGATTCGGCGATGAAGCCCAGCCCCTTGGCAACGTCTTCAAGGTAGTTGAGGACTTGCTGGCGGTTGTTGCTGATAGCAATGAGCTCACTGCTAAAACCGCCAGTCTCCGTCTTAGCAATGAAGAGATGCTCAGTCAGGTCAGCCAAGATTGGAATGAAGGCTGAACCAATTTGGCGCTGCACACCTTCGTTGACCGCGTGCAGTCGCTTGAGGTTGTCGTTGAACTCTTCTGATGCACGGGCTGCATCTGCCGACATCACCAAACCTAAGCGCTTGGCCTCTTCCATCATGGCCGTAATGCCCTCACGCCCTTGGTTGAGCATCGGGATCATGTCCAAACCATTCTTGCCAAAAAGCTTCACAGCCAATGCTGCCTTTTCGGCGCTGTCAGGCATGGCAGAGAACTTGTCAGCCAGATCAAGCAAGACTTCTTCAGTCGGGCGAATCTGGTTATGCGCATCCACAGCAGAGATGCCAAACGCGCGTAACGCTGCGCTGCCCTCGCCGCCTTTGACTTTCGCGTCAAACATGGCGGTCGACAAGAACTTCAAGGCCTTGGTCAAACTCTCCGTGCTCACGTCCGACAACTCGGACGCATATAGCAGCGCAGACAAAGCCTCCACGGACACAGCCGTTTTTTGAGACAACTTGTTAAGTTCTTCGCCCACCTCAGCCACGGGCACGATCAACTGGTGCATACCGTAGCCTGCGGCTGCGATGGATGCTCCAGCGATCAAACCTGCGGGCCCGAGTTTGCCCAGCACGGTACCGAGCATGCCAAGACGCGACGTTGCATCCTCCATTTGGGCGAATGCATCGTTGGCAGCTTTGGAGACGATCTGTAAACCCGACGATGCGGGGTGGGAAGCTGATTCAATACGCTTGAGGGATTTCTCCCCGGCTTCGCCCACATCAGACAACTCAGCCTTGACCTTGCCGCCATCCACCACCGAGAGTCGAATTGCGAGATTGCGTTCAGCCATGTCAGTTACCTGCTGTTGATACGTTGCTTGAAGAATTCATGGCTGCCGTGATACCAGCTTCAATCGCTGGGAAAAGCTGCGACATAGCACTGACATCAGCATCCAAAACCTCACTGGCATGCCTCCATGCGTTGAAGTCCAATCCAATGACTGTGTTTTGAGCCATGCGAAGCTGAGCCGCACAGACTTCAAGTACCGACAGCGCCTGCCAGCCTTCTTCGGTCTGAGGCGCATTCAATCGGTACGGACACTCAGGGCAGGTTGTCGGGCACGCTTTGCAGTACATGGGCCCGCCACCGAAGTGCCATTCGGTGCGAGCCTTCAGACGTTTTTTTCTGCATCCAGCAAATAAAGCGCTGCCAGATACTCACGTTCAAATGCATCGGCCACAGGCCACAGCTCCATCAAGGCTTCAATGCCCTCTGAGGTCACAGGTGTGGCCTTACCCTTTTCATCACCCACACCTTCCCAAGCGAGCACTGCTAACTTGGCAAGTTCGGTGATCAACGTCGCGGTGCGTTGCCCCGCTGCTGCATGGTCTTTGCCATCGATGACAGATGCCGCATGGCGCGCAGCCATGACCAGCGCCGTAGTGGCGGGTTTGACCTTGACGCGCACGCCATGGTTCAAGTCGAGCCAATACGGCTCACGTTTTAAGTTGAGTTTGAGCATGGGAATGAATCTCTTGGAGTGGCTCAATAGCTAGCCACGTCGTTGTGAAGAATGACCGTGAACATCCGACCTGCTGCGGTGTTCTTGGCAGCTTGCCAGTTGAAGGTGGCCTGAATGCCACCAGGCCCAGAGATGGAGAGCTTGGGCTTAGGCAGGTACACCTCATGCGCGATGAAGGTCAAACTCTTCGTGGCATCAATCACGTAGCTGAACGTCAACTCGAGCGGCGCGTTGTTGGTCGCCGCATCGATGAGGTCTGTGTCGGCAAACCGAACCTCAAGGTTTCCGGTCAGACTGGCGACCGTTGGATCAGCCCCTTCGATTTTTCCGTCAGAGCGAATGGTCTCGATGCGGGCTAGGTTGTTTGAATAGGTGAGCTGCGCCGCCACCACGTTGCCAAGCGCCTGTCCGTTCTTTTTGATCGAACCTTGAAACTGGTTAAAGCGGGTGATTCCGAGCGCCTGTGGTGTTGCATCCACTGACACCAGTTGCTTGACTTCCCCTTGCGCAATTAACCCCAAGGTCGCATCCGCTGCACCTGAGCGCGCGAACTTGACCTGAACGGAGTTGACCATCACGCCCGAAGATTCAAAGTACGCGGGGATATCAGGCAAGCCCGTCTCAAGCGCGAGGCTTGGCAAAACAGGCTGCCCCGACCCAAAGGTGTGCTCATGATCCACATCGCCTGTAGACACAGGAGCGCCCAGCAATGCCTTGAGCCACAAGCCAAAGTTGCGCAAGTCGATGGGGACCACCATGTCGCCCTCGACCTTGATCACATCGCGAATGGGTGCACTTGGGTCTCGCCCCAGTCCAATCAGGTCATTGGCAATGAGGCCTTGTTCAGACCCCAATGAGGTGGACACAAAGGGGAGCTTCCAGTACTCGGTCGTGCCACTGGGGTGCGTTCCGTAGGAAGGTTCGAATGCAGCC